TTAGAAAATCACTGGTAGCATTTAATTTTACCCATGCTCTTACTTCTATGTCATTGGCATTACATGCGGGGCATTTGAATTCATGTTGTTGTTTAATATTCTCCATTATTCTTCTCCTGTAATAGCATCGTATACCCTGCCATCTGCTTTATCCTCTCTATTATCTCTCTCATTTCTGCTTTTGTTGTATTTTGCGCCTTGAAGATGATCTTCTATTATCTGTTGTTTTTTCGCAAGTTCAACTTCTACTTCCTGCAGATTCGCACAAGCATTTTCATAGTGTGTCTCAATCTGCTCTATTTCTGCTCTTAGTTCTTCTATTACTGCCCATAGGCTATTATTTCTCGGCATTTATGTTCTCCCTATTATATTACTTTTACCAAAGTTCTTTTCTAACCATACTTGTCCAATGGCGCTAACAAATTCTTTTCCCCATTCAGGACATATTGATTCCTTTGGTTTTTCTTTAGTTATCTCTTTTGCTTCTGCTACTTCCCGATAACTGTTTTCTGCTTTTACAATAGATCTAACTTCCTCTCTTGTTAGTATTGGCTGGCTAATCTCGTTTTTCTTAGACCTTCTTTTTGCTATCCAAAGTCCAAATACTAAACCAGAGAATATCATGGCTATATGCTCAAGCCACAATAATAGCGTTTGTGTTATGAAATAAGCTTTATCCATGATGATTCTTCCCGTCCTTTTGATTGTGATGTGACCATACTTAATAAGTATAGTATTTAGACTAAATAATACTAAGATAGTTCCTATTATTATTTTCATTCGTCATCCAAAAACGATAAATCGTCTTCACCGTCTACTGGATTTTCTATGGGCATACCAGTATTCCTGACAGCAAGAGTCTCCTCTTTATAAAACATCGTGTCTTCTTTGCACCTGCTACATTTACCCATATTATCATATGTCTCAGTATAAGGTAGTGCGTCACAACATTCACTTAAATGCATTTTGTTCTCCTTTCTGCTGCCTCCCAAGAATCAATATATTTGCTTGAATCATGTATCTCATCTAACCAATGTTGAGTTCTGCCGTTAAGTTTATGTAAATAGTTCCAATCTAAACCAACTGATTCAGCATTCCCGTCATTGCAATTACAATGATTGGCTATTAGTTGAAGTGTTTTAGCTAAATCAAGTATAATATCTTCTGGCATTGTTATTTTCTCCATGTAGAACCTGGCTTGCTTTATTTTGATATTTTTATAATCAACTACAACCTGACACAACTCGTTAATTAAGTCCTCTGGACAACTATCCAAATGTGTCATTATATCTTGTTGTAGCTGTTCTTCTTTTTCTTTTGTTAATTCCATTTTATTCTCCTTTGTTTTAAATATATATGATAGTAGCTACTTAGCCCCTTTGTTAACGCACATGTTAACGTAACCGTGTGTGTTTATAGTCTAACATTAAACAGGACTTGCAAGCTATTATAAGACCAACACCCGTTTTTTATGTCCAGCATTTTTATCGTTCTAAGACCTCATCTTACCTCTATCTTAGACCTGATTCATCGGTGGGTAGCTACTACCATACAAATAACAACAAAAAAAGAGGAGACCTGAGTTAAGTCTCCTCTTTCTATACTACTTACTTCTGTTGGTTATGCACTAACTGGACTTGGCAAGCAACTCAAATCGAATTGCTGAGAGCCTGCTGATTTGAATACTAACCAGCTCTGTCCAGACTCGGATTCCCTGACTTCGCCTTTATAGTTCAGATATGTTGCTATCTGAGCTACTCTGTCTCTGTCAAGGTCTTCCTTTCTTATACTGAAGAAATCAGCCTTATCAGCTGTCTCAGCAGTTTTATTGGGCTCAGATTCACTTGTCTGAATCCAATATAATATATCAACGATTGTGCTCATTTGGAGTCTCCTTTATTTTAATTTGGCATACCATTGTGATATACCAAGAATGAGGGAGTGTATTTATTACTCTATATCCTCATTATCTTTATACCTTGTATTACTGTCTATCTCAACAAGTAAGAACAAGAATATGATTACTGACAGTGCTGTTATCCACCACATAGATTACTCTCCTTTCTTTACGAAATTGAGCAGAGGAAAATCTTTTAGTAATCCCTCTAATGCACCAATCTCACCATTCAATTCTCCTAAATGGTAGCTATCTTCAACGTCGAGTGCGTCAAAGTATTCAGAAAGAATGAACTCGTCTTTGTCTATTTTAGCACTGGCAAGCTTTGTTTCAAGATACTTTCGCAATGGAAATCCAAGTGTTTCATCTGATTCCCACATCTGTAATTCTTGTGAAGATTTCGTCATTTTATTCTCCTTTATTAAACTTTAGTGGGTAGTATTACTAACCACACCAATAACACATAAAAAGGGGAGTATCACTTACTCCCCTTATTATACTCGTAACCCTCTGTAAGAAATCGCTCTACTTTCTTTATGTCTACTTTCTTTATGAATACCAGTATTTCCATTTCAAACTCTTCTTTTCTGGCTTTTCTATAACCATAAGAAGTAGCTATTAATGCAACTATTGATACTACTATAAAGAGACAAGTCCCATACAGAAGGGCTGTTGTTAGTGCTACACTCATTTTTCCTCCTTTCTGTTGCCTTGTTTATATTCACACCAAGCACAACCTGCTAAGAATCCCATTAAATACCCAAGACATACTGGTAATCCTATGGTTATTACATCCATTGTTATATCTCCAATACTTGGTCATCATAGCAGTTTTGACACAATCCCGACCGCAAATACTTTAATTTAAGATTGTCCCAGTTTACTAAGTCACGACAAACTTTACATTGGTCTGCACAGTGTTGCTGTACTTGTACATAGTTACCAAGTGTCATTAAATAGACAAACATATGAGCATGATTTTCATTTACCTTTGTTAAATCAAAATCATCACTTAAGTCACAATTATAACATTCTTCGTAACTCTTCTTTTCATCTTCCCACATATAATCTATTACTTCGTGTAATGCTTGTAGTTCTTCTTTGTTCATTTTATTCTCCTTTAAGTTACACATAAAAAAGGGAGAACCAATCCTACGATGCGTGTTGCACTCGGATTGGCTCTCCTTAGAAGAGAATGAGGCCTGTTAAGGTCTCCGCCGTACTCTACGGTCTCCGCTTACCTCCAGCATTACTGGACGTCTCCATTCTCAGGTATTAGGAGAGCTCTGCAGAACTTGAACCATACATAAGCACGGCACTCTCTTCTCCGTTATATGGGACGTTTTCCCATATACCATAAAAAAGGGAGAAAAGACAATAGATATCGTTAGGCATTTAGCTACATTAGAGTTCTCTATCATCTTCTCTCATAAAAAAGGGAGAACCCAACGGATATTGGCTCTCCCTGTATGCTACGACCTCACACTAATTCTAAGACGACACATCCAGCTCCGAAGGAATCACTGGTCAAGCAGTCAAAGCGTAATGTCTCAAGAGTATCAAGTATGTTACCATGAGCGTAACCCTGCTCATAGAACTTTTGATACTGCTCTGCTTTGACTAATGAATGTGACTCGAAGAGTGGATTCCCACCATCTTCCATAACTATATACTGAGTGATAGTTTCTGGAAATGGGGTATATTCGTTTATGAGGTCTACTGCTACTATGTATGTTGTCATACCAGTCTCCTTTATTTAGTTTATATGAGGAATGAGTGCGTTAACACTCCAAAAAAAAGGGAGTAGTATAAAACCACTCCCTGTACATCTTACCAGAGGCGACCTATCATTGCTGACGTTCTGGCCTCTTGAATGATATCAAACAACTCTAATAATTGTCTGAGAAGTTCTCGAACTTCCTTCTCTTCGTGCCAATTATCATCGTTACCATCCATTGACTTGGTAGCACGAAAAATCAACCGTCCGTACAGTTTTATGTCTGCCATATCCTGCTCTGTCGCAAACATATCAACTGGCGGGATATGATGCGCCAGTCGTAGTTTGTCGAATGTGTGTTGAGGGTAATGCTCACACTCCTTACATTCATCTGTTGGAGTTATATCACAATCAGGGGGACATGTCTCGTGTTCTTTGACTACCTTCCGATTTGAAATTGTAAGGGTAAACGGCTCCATCTTCTTATACAATGGATTACGTAGTCTGAAGTGTGAGGATTTCTCAACGAGATTACCAACGTGATGTTTGATGCAAGGTATGATACGGTGTCGTAGGCTCATAGTATGCTCCTTTATTTAGTTAGAGTTTTGTTACACTAAAAAAAAGGGAGTAGTATCACTCCCTTACTTAATACAATCACCACGGCATACATTCTTCACAGTCACACCAATTATCATCTGGTGGGCTGGAGAGCTTAGTACATTCAGTGATGTCCCTTGGTAAAACTACAGGTATAATTGTATAACCGAATAGATTACATAGTTTGTTTAGTAGGTATTTTATCATTACGAACTCCTTTATGTTAGTTGAACTAAAAGAAGAATACGGTGTATCCCCTCCTACATACAGATACACCATATATTAGGGAGTGTGTCTTAATCCCTTGGCTGAATACGATGTACTAAACGTATGGATTCACGCGTGCCTGAGGACGCTTACGGTTATGTATACCAGTATCCATAAGGGGTCTGCTTTACCCACCCTCCTGACAGGGGCTCGCCATAGGCGAGGGGCTGGCGAGCTGGTGGTCATGGGCGGGGGCGTAGCCTGATGACACCGTCCAGCAGGTGTCATCAATGTAACGCAAACTCAACGAACGGTTTCAACCTAATAAGACATCGAACCCCCTAATTGAATGGGGGTAGGTTCTTGTTTAACCTCACACTCCCATTCTTGATATATTTTCAGAATCTGGTACCTGTACAAAAGTATTGCAAAGTATAGCGAGTTAAAGTTAAACTTGAGCATGAGTAAAGTAGAGTATGAAATATATGATCCTTTATTAAACACATGGGTGTTAAGATCCATGCCTTTAGAAGATTTTAATAAAATTATATCTGAAATACATGGCGACAACGACATATATGAGGCAGAGCATAAGATAGCTGTAAGGATTATAGAGGGTATCTTAAACAAACCCAAAGTGGAGAGTATGGATTAAGAATAGTATTATATATAGTGTTATAGTATTATGAATACATATGCGATATACGTAGAGGTGTATCTTAATAAGTATAGTATTATACATAGTATGTAATGGAGACAATTCAGAGACCTCGGGGTAAGTTCACTGGTACTTGGACTGTTTACACTAAAGATGAAGCAGACGAGCAAGGAATTGCCTATAAGCATTGGAGCAAGGCGAATCCTGGGGAAATGGCTCTTTCTGATGATGGATATGTAGGAGAATGTCTCTTTAGAAAGGAGCACAAAGACAAGAGAAACAGGGTAAGAATTATTATAAAGACCTGTTATGGTGTACAGTGGTATCCTGGTTCTTCAAAGCTGCTGTTTGAGCCGAACAGGGCTGCACACAGATATTGTTACATAAAACCTCGTGACTGGGCTGAGCAGGAGGCGAACAAGACACGCACCAAAACCACTGTAATGGCGTATGTAACACAGCTTTTGAGTAACAATCAGATAGATTGGGATCTTTTAGGCCGTATATACAGACCTGATCAGTTAATACCAAAAGCCACTGTAAGGAGATTATTCAAGGAGGAGCGAATAATGGAAATGGTAGAAGAGAAGCTAAAGGAAGTTTTATCAAAGAATGGCGTTAATCAGGACTATGTGATCAAAACTGTCCTAGAGGCAATAGACATTGCTAGGGGAAAAGGCGATGTGAGCGGTATTCTTCGAGCTACCGAAAATTTTATGGATCTATTAGAGATGAAACCCTCTAAGAAAGTCATTACCGATACTATTGAGATCGATATGACTAGACAGATAGCCGATAAAATAGCGACAGAGGAGAATAAGCTAAAACTTGGACAGCGAGTCGAGCAGAATGAGCCAAGACAACCTTGACGCATTATATAACGGTACCGATACGTTGTCAATAGCTCTTGCACAGTTAGAAATAGCACTTTCTGCATTAGAAAGGATTGCAACTTCTGATGAAAACCTTCCTTTCTGGCTAAATAGGCTGGCAGAAAGCGCATTATCACGAATTGACGGTGTTCAGGCTTCTTCAACATTGGATGACTACTAAAATGCGTTATCCAGGCCCCGATGCCAGCTGGTGGAAGATGGTTAAGTACCTTATTTACCTCGAACCAGACTTTAAGACACTTATAATCGTATTATTCAAGATGACATGGAAGAAGATAAAAGAGCTATTCTACAGAAACTAGAGAACGACATGGTGCTTTTTGGTAGGATCGCAGTGCCTAACATGTTTGTAGCTCCTTCTCCGAAATTTCACTATGAAATAGCCGATGTTCTTATGGATAAGAGTAACGGTCAGGTAAATATCATAGCTCCTAGGGGTCATGCGAAAAGCTCCATCGTTGGGGGGATATTCCCACTTTATCATCTGCTATTCGATAAAGGGAAAAAACTTATAGTTCTTGTCAGTAGGACACAAGACCACGCTGTAAAACTTCTAGGAACAATAAAAGACACATTTGACTATTCTAAGGAGTTCAGGTCTCTCTTTGGCTATTGGGGAATGCATTCAGCAAAGATATGGACTAGAGCTGAAGTAGAGCTAAAGGATGGCTCAGTTATTGTCTGTAAGGGTACAGGACAGCAATTAAGGGGAATAAAGGTCGGTAACCAGCGTCCTACCTTAATTATCGTAGACGATCCTGAAGATGAGAACAACACTAAGACTGCAGAAGCGATGGAACAGAATCTTAGGTGGCTCTTACAGTCAGCAGTTCCATCTTTAGACCCTTCTAAAGGAAGAATAGCTATTATTGGAACTCCCCAGCATCAGAGATGTATGGTTGAAACTCTTAAAGAGATGAATGGATGGACTAATATGCATTTTGCCCCTGATCTTGACAAAGGGATTGCATTATGGGAAGAATGGCACCCAATAGAGAAGCTAAAAAAGAAGAAAGATGAATTAGCCTCTATTAATCGTGTGTCTGTCTTTTATAGAGAATACCTATGTCAGATAGTAGGTGATGAGGATCAGCTCTTCAAGGAAGAGTATCTTCAGTACTATGATGCTGAATTCTTCCTGGATGCTGAGAATAAGGCATTCATGAGGTTTGCTGACGATGAGGATAGGCCTGTTAATGTCTTTATGGGTGTAGATCCAGCCTCATCTACTCGTAGAACAGCAGATTATTCGACAATAGTCGCTGTAGCTATCGATAATAGTAACAATAGGTATGTTTTGCCTTACTACCGTAAACGTGCTACTCCCCTAGATTTAGCGGAATCCATCATAGATTACTACAATACCTATAAACCTCAGAAGACTAGGATCGAATCAGTTGGCTATCAGGAGATGCTTAGGGAATATCTGAGAAGACGATGCGATGAAGAAGGGCTGTTTATACCAGGATTGGAAATTAAGGAGCGACCTAGGACCGCAAAAAGCTACAGATTAGAAACCATGCAGCCGTTTATGGCTCAGAAGAAGCTATATATACAAAAAGACATGCAGGAGCTAAAAGATGAGCTCTTATTGTATCCCAGAGGTAGAAATGACGATTTACTAGATGGTCTGTACTATGCTACTAAAAATGTCTATTCTCCCTATCACACCGAAATATCTGAGGAAAAGGTCAAAATTATCCGTAAAAAGAAGGAACGTACTTCAGATTGGCTCATTGCATGAAACTTTATCAATATTTATGCGTAAAATTGCACGTTCATGAACCTTAATTATATGGAGTGTTATGCCAGCTAAAGACCCATCCGTACAATTAACACAAGATTTACTACAGGAATACTCTTCGGCTCGTTCTGCGTGGTTTAAACAGGCCTCGGAGGATAATGAATTTCGTGCTGGCAAGCAATGGTCTACTAAACAGGTTAATTCTCTTAGAGACCGCAATCAAGAGCCTGTAGTAGTCAATGTTATCCTTCCAGCAGTAGAGCAGGCAAAAGCCCTTCTAACTGCGAATAAACCGCGTTTCCAGGCCACTGCACGTGAAAATTCCGATATTAAGACTGCGAAGGCCTTTTCTGACCTTATGACCTATATTTGGGACAACTCTAGCGGTAATATGGAATTAAAGCAGGCAATAGACGATTATTATGTCAAAGGCATGGGGGCTCTAATGGCTTATTACGATCCTCATGAAGATTTTGGTAAGGGTGAAATATTCCTACGTTCTATTAATCCTTTTGATCTATATCTAGATCCTAGCTGTAAAAGTCCTTTCGCAAGTGATTCTACACATATGATTGTAGCTAAACGTATAATGCGTTCCCAGCTTAAGAATCTTTATCCAGATTATGCAGACATCATAGATAGAGCCCAAGAGACTAGTTATATAGCTGGCTCCTCTACCTCGCGGTTTGGGCTCTTTGATGAACAGTTATCACCACAGGATATCTCTCAAAGACAGCGTGTTGCTGATAATGACGTAGAATTAGAGGTTATGGATAGATATACTAAAATTAGAAAACCTCTCTGGCATTGCTATGATCCATATAGCAATGAAGAGAAAATACTTACAGATAGACAATATGAGGCTTATTTAGAAGAGCCCGCCTTTATTGTCACTACTCCTGATGGGAAAGAAGAGATTGTTACTGAAAAGAATCAAGTAGCAAACCTTTTAGGTATTTATGACTCTATGGGTATGGTATTTCATACTGAAATGGACGAAGCATCTGGACAACAGTTAACATTACCTGGTGAGGATCCAAATGGTCAAACAACTGTTTCTATACAGGGGATCACTAAGAAACTGCTCGAAAAACGCAAGGAGATCGTCTGCAATAATGTACTGCTCAATAGGATAGTACACATGCTGTGTGTTGGCGATGAGCGTCTATATGAACATGAACTTCCTGTTGATACATATCCAATAGTTACGCTTATGAATGGTTTCCATAGAAATCCCTATCCGCAAAGCGATGTTCGTATAGTCAGGGGACTACAAGAATATATTAATAAAATACGTTCTCTTATTGTAGCACATGCGTCTAGTTCTACGAATGTTAAGCTTCTTATACCTAGAGGATCCATGGATAAACAAAGATTGGAAGAAGAATGGGCTAGAGCGGGTACTGCTGTCATCGAATTTGATCCAGAACTTGGCCAACCTATCGTAGCAGGCCCTGTTCCCCTCCCTAATGAACTTTATAAGAATGAGGCAGATGCAAAGGCAGATGTTGAACGAATTCTTGGTATATATGCTATGATGCAAGGGCAAGCAGAAGGAGCTCCTCAAACCTATAAGGGCACTATTGCCCTCGATGAATATGGGCAGCGTCGTATTAAATCTAAGCGTGATGATATCGAAGACGGAGTAAACCAGCTAGCTAAGGTAATAGTTCAAATGATTCAGACCTATTATACAGAGACGAAGATAGTACGCCTTATAAATCCTAACATGGCTCCCTCAGAAATTTCTATAAACTATAATCTTCACGATCAGCTTACAGGTGAAGTTATAGAAAAGATTAATGACGTTACTACTGGTAAATACGATGTAATAGTCATTACAGGATCAACATT